TATAGACGGAACATTCTTTACATTAGAACAATTTATAAAAGTCGCAGAAGCTAATTTAACAACAGCAGAAGATTTAAAAAGAATAACAGATGATATGGAATCTAAATCTATGGAGGGTGTGGACGAAGAGTTTACAGAAGGTCCACCATGTTTAGCTTTATTATCTAAGATTACAAACAAGACTGGCTTTGATGGCAAAGATAGATTTATGTATAACTATCATGTCTTTGTAAAGATGAAGTATCCGGACAGCTGGCAACAAAAAGTTAAGAATGCACCAGTAAAATATTTTGAGACAGTCCATGCAAATGCATGGGATCAACAAACCTTAAATGCTAAACTAAGATCATGGAATAAATCTGATAAGGGTTATACCTGCACACAGAGTCCGATCAGTGAGTATTGTAAAAAAGGTATATGCGTAAAGAAAAAATTTGGTGTATTAGCAGGGTCTAAAGGATCTTATCCTGTATTAACGAACTTAAGAAAAATAGATATTGATCCTGATCCAGAGTATGAATTTGATGTAACAAAACCTGATGGTATTGGTAAAGCAACGGTACATTGTAAGACTGTAGAACATGTTACAGATCAACGAAAGAGACGGAATGCTATCACAAAACATGCAGGGTTTCCACCACCAATTATAAAAGGACAAGAAGATCAAACCGTATTAGAAGCCTTATTTAAAACACAGAAAACAATTAATCCTCCTATAGGTACATCACCTAAAGAAAAATTACATGACTTGTTACATGCAAAAATTAACGGACCTAGAGCTATGAATGATGCCAGCTTTAAATCAGGAACTGTATTAATAGAAGAAGGGTATGCTTATTTTAAATTTGATAAGTTTTATGACAGACTTAAATCTAAGAACTGGAAACATGGAGAAGATAAGACAGGCGTTATGATGAGAAAGACATACAAAGAGTGTGACATACAATTTTTAGATCAGAAAAGATTCCCATCCAAAGATAAAGGTAAATATAATACACCAACTAAGAACGTAGTGATGATCAGTATAAAAGAATTTGATGAAGTTCCTATACACCATACAAAATTAAAAC